TATTCGTCGTCAAGCAGTCGCTCGGCTTCAGCATCAATTGCCTCATCTCGCTCTGCCGCTTCTTGGTATGGCGCTTCAAGCCATCGGTCGTATGCAGTCATGTTTTTCCTTTTCGTGTCTCGCATCGGGTGATACGATTGAGACTATTATAGGTGGACTATTACAGAATGAAAACACTTTCTTTGACCCTGCCCTACCCCCCGTCGGTGAACACTTACTGGGGCTTCAAAGGTCATCAACGATTCCTCACGACTAAAGCACGGCAGTTTAAGGGGGCGGTGGCTCATGAGGTGAGCCTGACATCGATTAGATTCGGATCATCACGACTAGAGTTGATCATTGCCCTATACGCCCCCGACAAGCGAATCAGAGACATCGACAACATTCTCAAGCCCTTGCTCGATGCGCTGGTGCAAGCGAATCTCTTTGATGATGACTCTCAAGTAGACATGATCACTATTGTTCGCAAAGAACCCATCAAGGGTGGCAAGACGACAGTAGTCGTGAAGTCTTATTGAGAGGGTTTCCTTCGCTGTAATAGTCCTCTATCATTGAGGTGTTTCAACCACGAAAAGGACTATTGCGATGCACTATTTTCAATTCGAGATCAAGGAATGGGTGAGCAACACCGCCCACTTGACTCACAACGAGGAGTCAGCCTACTTGAGGCTGATCTGCTACTACTACGATTCAGAACGCCCTCTCCCTCATGATGATCTGTCGATGATCTTTCGCAAATGTCGGATCAATGAAGACCTTGGCAAATCACTCATGCTTGAGTTCTTTCGGATGGACGCATCACTTGGGGCTTGGGTTCATGATCGATGCGATCGAGAGATCGAGAAGTATCGAGCCAAGCATGAGCAAGCATCGAGAGCGGGTAAAGCATCGGCTGAGTCTCGGCTTAACGCTCGTTCAACGACCGCTCAACCAATCAAGAATCAAGAATCAAGAATCATCAATCAAGAATCAAAGAATCAAAAGATAAAAGCGACTCCCGTCGCCACGCCTGACGGCGTGTCTGATTCTGTTTGGCAGGATTATTTGTCTGTGAGGAAAGCAAAGAAAGCCGCCCTCACACCAACGGCTCTCAAGGGCATCGAGAGAGAAGCGAGAAAAGCAGGAATCCCTCTTGAGGATGCTTTGCGAATTTGTTGCGAAAGAGGGTGGGCAGGATTCAAAGCCGAGTGGATCAAGGATCACATCGACAAGATGCCAATCAGAGGGGCAGACAAAAATCTCGCCGCCGCCCGAGCAATTTTTGGTGATGAGCGGAAACTAACTCAGCCAGCAATCATCGAGGAGGGTTTCGTCAATGACCGAAAACCAAAACAGATTACCTGACGCTTGGGTTCAACGAATCTTTGCCACCATGCAGGGTCACTACGGAACTCGATTCCTGAATATGTGGCGCACAGGGCAGACATTGCCCGACGGCAACGACGCAGGGGTGGTCAATGCCATGAACCATTGGGCAGAGAAACTCGGGTGGTATGTGAACTCCCCTGAGACAATCAAATCAGTCCTTGAGCATCTCCCGATCGAGCCACCATCATTGCCTCAATTCGCAGAGATGCTTCGTCATGCTTATCGAGAGCCAGTTGTTGCCAAGATCGAGCGCAAATGGACTCAAGAGGAACTCGATGCCAACAAGCAAAGAGTCAGAGAAATGATGGCAAAACTAAACTTGAGGTCTAAACATGACCCTTTGGCGTAAAAGACAAATTCTCAACAAAATGATTCAACACGAAAAGGAAATTCAAATGAAACCGATCATTGCTTATTGCGACTACATTGCTCACCTGATTCAGACTGAACTCAAGCGCATCGACACCGATGCTCAAAAACTTATCGGGTCAGTTGGCAATGTTCAATACGACCTCGGCTTTGAGGGCGAATTCTGCTCAACCATGAAAACGATCGATGTCGAGGATCGCTTCGGCAAGCAATACCGCATCACCATTCAAGAACTATGAGATGCCCCATCTGCAACGCACCGACTTTAGTTCTTGAGACTCGAATGCGAGAAAACTCAACCGTTCATCGTCGTCGACTTTGCTTCAACGAGCATAAATTTTCGACCCTTGAACAAGCAATCATCAAACACGAAAAGGAAAAATCATGCAAGAAGAAATAAGCCCGTTCAAGGCTCTCGATTTCATTCGAGACAATGCCCCTGCTTACGCCCAAGCAAAAGCAAATGTCGTCTACATGACCGAGTATCGCAAGACCATCAAGGCTCAATTGATGGCATCATCATCCGAGAAAACAGAATCTGCCAAAGAGACCTTTGCTTACTCTCATCCTGACTACAAACGCCATCTTGTCGCTCTGCAACAGGCAGTCGCTGAAGCCGAGCGGTTGCGTTGGCTCATGATTGCCGCAGAAGCAAAGATCGAGGTGTGGCGTTCTCTTGAATCATCAGCCCGAGCCGAGGGGAGATCGACAACATGATTCGAGTCAAATTCACTAGGACTGAATTTGAGATCATCACTTTCATTGGCAAGATGCGCCACGCCATCACCAGCGCCCAAGGGAAAGAAAGAAAGCAGGATCAACGGCTCGATGGCGAGCAAATGGCAATCAATGGGGTGTTGACTGAATACGCCGCTTCAAAGGCTCTCAATCTTCACTTTGATCTGAATTGCGATTTCCGAAAGTTCGGCGCTGATCTTGTTTCAAGACGAGGTGCAACGATCGATGTGAAGTCGACTTTTCATGCGGGTGGCAATCTGAATGCCGTAGGTTGGTCAGGCGGTAAGCCAGCCGAGATTTTTGTCTTGACAGAAATTCATCATGCTCATGTTTTGATCGTCGGGTGGATTCATCGAGATGACTTCCTTCGGGACGAGAACATTCGTGATGTCGGGAACGGCTCTTTTTATTCTGTGCCTCAGTCAAAACTCAACCTCTTCTATGAACAAGAATCTGCGAAAGCATTATGACGAACTCTCAAACCTCGGGTGCATCCTTTGTCTCTATCTTGGAAAGGGAAAAAGCCCTGCGGAAATCCACCACATTCGCCGATTCGGGGGCAAGCGAGACAACGCCCCCACCATCCCACTATGTCCTGAACATCATCGAGGAAACTCGGGCATTCATGGGCTTGGCGCAAAAGGATTCGAGAAGCAATACGGCATCGATCAGGACTTCCTCTTAGAACTGACGACTAGACTAATTCAAAGTGAGGGGCATCGATGAACGGGCGTTGACCAGCCGTTCTACGCTCGTCGATGTAGGAGTTCATTGCGCCTTCCATTGACCCCTGCCACTTCGTAATGTCTCGAACCGACCATGCCGCACCCCATCTCAGAGCCACGGATTGCTCTCTTCCTGCGATTTTCATCGCCTCGGCAATGTCATCGTATAGGCTGAGTTCCCAAGAGGCTCTCCCGTCGATGTATGCCATGAGATCGACGGCTTTGCCCTCAAGGTGTTTGCTCTGCATGGTCTGACTTGCCCCCTTGGCGACGAGGGCGGCTTGCTCTGCCATAGTCCTCACGCCTTGAACGACCCCGAAATCGACCTTGGTGATCTGAATAGCCCTGAGGACTAATCTCGCAAGGCGATCATCGACCCCTTGCAGTTTTTCGAGAGATCGCTGGGAAAGGGCGTAGGTCACGCCACGCCTTTCATTTTCTCGTAGGTTCTCATGCCACCAATGCCAAGAAGACCGCCAAGAACAGTCATGAGAGTCCCCATGTCAAAGGGGATCGCCAAGGCTTGATGCCCGAGCGAGATCATGATCTTGTCGACGATTGGGAAAATGACGAAGTGCAGGGCGAAAGCCGTGCCGCAAGTCCAGCCGACGAATGGTCGCCAGCCCGATTTGAAAAGAGACTCAGACTTCGCCTCTTCCTGATTGACCATGATCTGAGCAATCGAGAGTTGAAAGTCTTGATCATTGATCGCTTTGGCGAGTTCCTCTTTTGCTTTGGCTCTTTCATTCGCATCAGGAATGATCTTGTCGAGAATCTTGCCCCCGACTTCAAGAATGGCGGTGATCGGTTCCCATGCCATCATTTGCTCCCGATGCCAAACTTGGCAGAGATGCCGACTAGCACAAGCCCGACGATTATTGTGAGTAATCCCCACACGCCTTTTTTGGCGATCTCAAGTTTGAGGTCTTGCCAAAATTGCTCTTGTGCGGATGCCGCTTTGATCATCGCTTCGTGGTAGCGACGATGCCCATCAAAGTCCACCGACCCGTCAGGATTCTTGGCAAAGGCTGAAGAGATGTTCCTGAGTTCATCCATGATCTCATCGAACCTTCTGTCAATATGGGCGTTGTCGCTTGAAGCGAAATGCACTTCATCTGTCATGACTATTCCTTGGATTTGAGTTCCTCAGGCACTTGAGGGTCGCCTTGCTCTTTGATCTTGAGCATGATGCCCATTGCGCCTGACTTCGTCGGGCATTCGCCCAAGGCTTCCAAGATGAAATTGACTTCCTCGATGCTGAGGTTAAGAGTGATTTGTGCTTGTTGTGTCATGTCGTATCCTTAAACGATTACCCAAGTTGACCCCGTAGGGACTGTCACCGTCACGCCAGTATTGATCGTGATCGGTCCTGCACTCACGGCGTTGTTTCCTGAGCCGATTGTGTAGTTCGATGAAATGGTATTCGCCATCTCATACATTCCGCTCGTCGTGATGTTCCCGCTTGAGACAGTTGCCCACGATGTGTTTGTGCCGTCAGTCGTCAGGTATTTGCCCGAGTTGCTTGTCTGTGATGGGGCAAGAGCATTGAACGCCGCATTGGCAGTCGTTTGCCCTGTGCCACCGTTGGCAATCGCCAAAGTGCCAGCAAGGGTGATTGCCCCTGTCGTGCCTGTCGATGGCGTAAGCCCTGTCGTTCCTGCGCTGAATGAAGTCACCCCGCCAGCCGCACCATTCGATGCCGATGTGATTCGCCCTTGAGCATCGACTGTGATGTTGGCGTTCGTGTATGAGCCAGCAGTCACCGCAGTATTTGCCAAAGCGATCGTCACCGCCGATGAGCCGTTGTAAGAAGTGCCGCTCAAGCCTGTGCCGATGGTCAGGGCGTTGGCGACTGATCCTGCCGAGCCTGTCGTGTTCTGATTCAGGGTCGGGATGTCTGCCGCAACGATGGCTCGGAAAGATGGGACACCAGCAATGCCATTCGGAGCCGCCAAGAAGT